TCAAACACCCCGCCCTAGCTGCTGCAGCCCTGCCCTCACCCACGCCTTGCTGCGGACGTCTCTCGCTCGGGGCTTGGTCTCTGCCGGCGGCTTACGCGGTTCGAGTGCGGCCTTGATCCGCTCGACCTCCTTCGCCCCAGCCTCGGCCAGGCGCCGGGCCTGTTGCTGCTGCTCGCGGGTTGGCGGCAGGCCTGGCAGTGGCGGCGGCGGCTGTGTCGGGGTGCTGTCGGTCAGCCGGGCGACTGCCTGGCGCAGGGGTAGATCGGGATAGAGCCTGGCCGCACACCAGCGCTCGGCGTACCGCTTCGCCTGCCGGACGTTGGCCGCGCGCACTTCCTTCACCTGCCACATCTTCTGGCCTTCCATCCATAGCCGGACCCCGGGACCACCGTCGGGCGTGACGCTGGCTGTCTCGCGGCCGTTGTACCAAAGCGCCCAGCGCTCACCGGTCTGGACCCAGCCAGCGGGGATCGGGGCGGTGCGGAAGCCGTGGGAAGACTGCATGGCCGGAAGGATACGACCGGCCGTCGCAGATCCTGCGAACGCGGCGGCGACCTGGCTGAATCGTTCTGTCGCTAGAACGTCGATTCACATCGTCACCTCGCCAATTCCGTTGCTATCCATCCGTGATGTAGGCTTCAGCTGCCTTGGGGAGCGGAGCTACGTGATGAGGATGGAGACGAGAGGACCCGAGCGAGGGATCTGCAACATATGTGGCGAAATGGGGAAGCTCACCGAAGATCACATTCCACCGAAAGGTGTGCCTCGAGTCGGGCAGGTGTACCTATCCAATCTCGTCGAATCCCTGGGTGCAGAGAAGGCAGGCAAAGGGTCTCGCCTGTTTCAGAACGGGGTCAAGTATCGTTCGATCTGTAGGGTCTGCAATGGAGACCTGCTCGGGGCTGCCTATGACCCCCACCTCATCAGCTTTTGTAGGGCCGTGGAGACTGCATTCCGTGAGCGCCTGTATCTACCCCAAGATTTTGAGGTGAAACAGAATCGCCTCTTCCGCTCCGTAATAGGCCATCTCCTCGCTCATGGAGTTGGCCTTCATCGCACGGGTCCGTTTCCTTCTTCAAAGACGGACTACTTCCTCGACCCGAAAATGTCCTTTCCAAGCAATTTGAGGCTTTACTGCTGGGTGTATCCGTACCAGCGACAGGTCATTTCTCGGTGGATGGCGAGCATCTTCGATACTCGATATTCCGGAGAGTCGTTCATTTTCTCTATTGCAAAGTTTTTCCCGGTCGCGTGGCTCTGCTCCAGCGCAGATCTGCCACCTTACATTCAGCCTGGCGTCGTTCGCGTCGACTCATTGGCAACGGGCGATGTTGATGACACAGCGGTGATCACACTAAGTCCCAGCAGCGTCCCTCGACCCACATGGCCGGAGGCGCCCGGGGATAACGGAGCGGTTTTCTTGAACAGGCGGGGCACCGTGGCAACCCCGCGACGCGGGAACTGGTAGTCCCAACAATCACGCGGCAGCTGCATCCCCCTAGATATCTTCAGCGCATGTGCGGCCGATTCGTCCAGCTCCCCGTGATCGACTTCGGCAAGCCGGGGCTGGCTGACCTTGCCCCCGGCCTGGCCGAGATCCAGCCGAGCTACAACCTCGCGCCGACACAGCGCGCATCGGTGATCTTGGACCGTGGCGAAGGCCGGCAGGTTACCCGCCTGGCCTGGGGCTTGCTGCCCTTCTGGGCTAAGGCGAAGGACCTGCAGGGTTCGACCATCAACGCCCGGATCGAGACGGTGGCCACCAAGCCCACCTTCCGGTCGGCGTTCAAGAAGCGCCGGTGCGTGGTCCCAATGGCCGGCTACTACGAGTGGTCCGTAAGCCCCGAGGACGGGAAGAAGGACCCGTGGTTCATCCACGCCACCGGGCCGCTCCTGGCCGCCGGCCTGTGGGAGGACACCAGCCCCCTGCTGCCCAACGGCAACCTGGGCACCTTCACCATCATCACCGGCGATAGCAGCGGCGTATCCGCCGATATCCACGACCGCATGCCGGTATGGCTGCAGGCCGGCCAAATCGATGAGTGGATGACGGCCAGCCCCGACGACGCGATGGCGATGCTGCTGGCCAGCGAGCCGTCGGCGATGGAGGCATACCGGGTCAGCCGCGCGGTGAACACGCCCCGGAACAACCGCGAGGATCTGCTGCAACAGGTGTTGTAGCCACGCGTCACCCGCATTCCGACGGAACGTCGATCAGGTCCAGCCGATCAGTAGTTGGTCACGTCCACCGCCATAACGATGCCAACCACGGCCTGGTTTGGCGAGCCGCCGGTTCCGATCTTCGGAATGGTGATGGCGTTACCGAACAGGCCGTGCTTCCCGCTAACGCCCTGCCCGTTGCCGATCCCCATCACGGTGAAGCTGTTCTGGAACGTGCTGGTGGCCGGCGCGCAGATCACCCCGGCGACCGTCTTGCCGGTGAAGTCAGGGAACCTGTCCTCTTCCATACCGCCATTGGGAAAGACGCCGCCTATACCGATGATCCGCATGGGCTTTGCACCCAGCGCGTACGTCAGCCGCCCGTTCGCATCCCACAACGCGAGGTACTGCGCATCTTCGTTGGCGGGGCGATCGAACACGTACGCCCAACCTTGCAGGCGCGCGGGCGTATTCGTCCACAGCGTCAGCCGGAACTGATTCGGACCGATCTCCTGAAGCTGAGGGAAGAACGGATACGGGTCACCGATAAATGCCACCATCGGGGCCTCGGCATTGATCATCATCTCTGCATACTTCCAGTTGCCCCCCGGGTTGTTTCCTGGGTAGGTCACCGGCGAAACATCGATGCGTATTTTCTGCTTCAGCACCAGCGACGGGGTGTCCTCGCTAATCAGCGTGGTCCCAGCGTCGCTAAGAATCTCTACTGTGGCCTTTGCCATCACCGCACTCCGTAGTAGAACTTGACCGGTTTGATCGTGCCGACGAACTGACCGCTGCCATTCTTGTTCAACGCCCAGTAAACCCGGCCATTCGCGTAACCAACCACGGGAACGTAGCCAAGCGAGTCAGAGGGAATGATGGGGATATAGAAGAACTCCCCAGGCGGCAGATTGGCAGCAAAGCCATTGCCAGGCGTTGCATCCGACCACGCCACGCCGCACAGCAGCCCCAACCGGCTGGCGAGGTCCCATAGCCGATTGCCGTTCTCATCGTTCACTTCCATCACAATCTGCATGCCGCCTCCTGTCGGTTGCAGAGAGCCGGGTTCCCAGCCCTTCTTGGTTGATCACGGCACAACGCCCCATCGCATACGCAGGCGCCCGTTCTGGTCGTAAACACGCCAGTTTCCGTCGCTGTACTCAGTGCGCATACCGCCGCTCGGTGACGACACACGGAACACGTCAGCCAGCACGTCGAACGCAGCCACACCGTTGGTGCTGGCGACCCTCAGGCCACCCACCTTGCCGTCCGTGCGGACGTTGATGGACCAGGACGCCATGCTCTCCATACCGCCAGCGGACCACGGGCCCGGCGCTCCCTGCGACTCAGTGGCCTCTGCCAACATCGGACGCACCCAACGGGTGAACGTCGCAACCGGCGAGGTCCAACGGGTGATGAGGAACATCCAGACGCGAGTTGTGCCCGGCGGTGCCTTCATCTTCACGTAGTGCCGGCTATAGCTGGACAGATGCTGCCCACCGCCGGGCGTGCCGGCTTCGGGCGAACGCGAGGACCCCAAGCTGTTGCCGTTGGCATCCATGAACTCCAACGCCACCTGGACGTATCGGTTGCCTGAGGCATACGCCGAAGCCATGTACCACTTACCCACCTCCGCCGTGATGGCGTTGCACCACTGAAGCAACGATCCCGCGCGGTCCGGCGTGCCGGCCGTGATGAGGGCCGTGCTGCCAATCGGAACACCGGCGTCCTGCGAGCTAGTCGAGGTCCACCAAGTCAGGCCGCGAGTGTCCTCCGGCGCCCAGTAGTTGGGCCAACCGTCAAGGCCAGAGGTGAACGTGGCGTTCGGCAGAAGGTTACCGCCACCCAGTTGATCAATGCTGGCTTCCATCCTCTGCATCACAGCCGCGTCTGGGTAGCCATCCACCTTCACCTGGAGGCCTTGGATCGCCTGGGCGTTCGCGTCGATCTTGACCCCGTCCTGCTGCACCTGAGTCTTCAGCTGGTTCACCGCGGTCGCGTTCACGTCGCCAACCTGGGTTCTCAGCTGAGTCAAATCCTGAGCGGTAGCATCCAGCGTGGTCCCCTGCTGGATCACCGTGGTCTGCAGCTGGTTGAACGCGGTTGCGTTCACGTCGCCAACCTGCGTCTTCAGGCTGGTCAAGTCCTGAGCCGTCGCCTCCAGTTTCTGGCCCTGTTGAGTGACCGTCGCGGTGAGCCCCTGGATTGCAGCGGAATTGGCATCTGCCTTGGCATTCACCCCATCAACGCCGGTCTGCAGCTGGGTGATCTGCTGCGAGGTCGTCTCTATCTTGTCCTCGGCGGTCGTGACGCGCGTCGTCAGCTGCTGCAAGGCGGTGGTGTTGGCCGCAGTTGTTCCAGCCAAATCGGTCACATCGCTGCGTAAAGCGGTGATCAGTCCTGCCTGCGACGTAATCGTTTCGTCATGCCGGGTAACCTTGGTGCTGAGGTCCGAGATCGCTTGGGCATTAGCCAGCAGCTCGGTCACTTCCTCCAGCACAACGTCATCAACCCACAACGTACCTGCAGTGTTGTCGGCATAGATGCCCAGCTGCAGCCCGGTAATCGACGTGTTGTCCGGGATCGCGTAGACGGCACTGAGGTAGGTCCAGGCAGCTTTGTCCGCGACGAAGAACGTTGCTCCGCCGATCAGCTCGCCGTTCTGGTTCGCTAGTCGCATCTTGCTATTGCCCGGCGTGCCATTGAAGTCCGGGGTGCTGCGATACCAGCAGCTGTAGCGATACTTCTTGCCAGGGCTCGTCGGCATCGTGGTGCGGCCATTGGCATACGCAACCTTCTGCCGGATGGCCCCCGGATCGAAGCGCACACACATGCCGCCGGCACGTCCCTCCGTGGTCGGCCAGCTGGTGCCAGTCGCGCCCGGGTCGTAGGTCCAGCCCACGTCCTTGCCTGACTGCCACGAGCCGTTCAGGACCATGTTGCTGCCCTGCGAGATCAGCGCCGGCAATGTGGCGTTGATCGTCGTGATGGACTGAGCCAGCGCGCTCGTGGTGGTGGCAGTCGCCTCCTGCAGCGCCGTAACCGATGCAGCAGTTGCCAGCGAACCGGCACCGGCCGGCATGCGGGCCTCCATCGTGCTGATGCGCTGCACCTGCGCAGAGTCCGCAGCCACACGGGCCTTAAGCTCCTCGTAGGCCAGCCCTGCAGTCAGCTGCAGCGGATCCGTTCCGGTGTAGTTGCCACGCATCTGAACGGCCAGCGTGTTGCGCTGGAGAGCCTCAGCGGCATCTGCGGTGATACGCGCCTGGGTTTCTTCCTGTACCAACGCCACCGACGCGCCGGGCTGCGGACGACCGACGGCGATGTAGTCGATCAGGTAGTAGTTGGCGACGGTCTGCGCCGCCCCCAGCTGCAGGCGAATCGCGTCGACCGTGGCCGGCCACCAGGCAATGTCCTGCACGTCCACGGTGGCCACTCCGCTGCCGTCCCACGCCGGCTCCGGGATCGCCACACGCTTCTGCGTGTTCCATGCCTGGTCCGTGGTGGTGATCCACTGGAGGAATCCGTTCCACGTCGGCGAGCCCACGCGCTTCACGCGCAGCTTCACGAAGCGGTATGCGCTGCCGTCTACGGCCAGGGCCACCGGCGACTGCACCCACGGCGCGGTGGCATGGTTGGCGGGCCGCAGCCAGCCATCCACGAGGGTTGGCGCACCGTTGCCCGTCCACCCTTCAATGGTCTGATTGAACGGCCAGAGCTTGATGCTGTCGAACTGCGTCCCGCTGCCGGCCGCGACCTCCGACACCGCCCGCGCCAACGACTCATCGGCGCTCTGCCGCAGCTGCTCCTCGCGGCTGATCGCCGCCTCGCGCGCCATCTTCTCGTTCAGGAGCGCATCAATCCGCGCCTGGGCTTCGGCGCTGATCGCCTGCATGGCTTCGGTCACGCCCTGCTGCCGCAGCAGCGCCTCGGCGACCAAGTCCTGTGCGGCCTGCGCCAGGCCGGCGGCTCGAGCAGCCGCTTCGTCTGCGATCGCTTGGATGCGGGCACTGATCTCCGCCGCCAGCTTGGCCTGCTGTTCGGCCAGGTCCTTGGACGTAGTCGGCGGAACAACGCCCACTACGGTTCCGGTGCCTGTCTTGCCGCGTACGGTTGGCGTGATCTGGAACCACCACGTCTTGCCGCTGCCGTCGCTGTAGACGTACCGCGTTTCGGTGGTGCGGTGGATCTCCGTCCAAGGACCGTCCTGGCTCTCGCTGCGCGAGATGACGTAGATCACACCCTCCAGATCGACGGCGTCCCATTCGAGCACGACGCCGTCGGCTACCGGCGTAGGATTGACCCCGTTCGCCGGCGGCACGTCCGGCGCCTTGAAGGGCACCGGGAACCACGTGGAAAAGCGCGGCGCCACCGGAGACGCGGACGGCAGCCCGCCCACGCCGATTTCTACCAGCGTGAGTTTCCTTGCTTGCATTGCTGATTACCTCGCGTTGAGTGCTTCGCGCAGCGCTGAACTGCTGGCGTTGCGCACGCCCTGGGTAGTGGTGGACACGAGCTGGCGCAGCAGCTGGTTCTGCTCTGCCAGCAGAGCGTTGCTCTGCTGCACGGCGGCGGTGGTTTGCGTCTGGGCGTCGTTGTTCACGACCAGGTCGAATACGGCCCGGCTGAAGTTGTCCGGCAGCGCCTCGATGGCGTCTGCCAGCGCCCCCATGCTGGTGCCGTCCTGCTGATTGAGGTCGCCGACCTTCATGCCGTCGATCAGGCCCGTCACGCGGCCGTACAGGCTGTTGTAGTCCTGCCCGCTGGCGTAGAGGTTCCGACCAAAGCCCAGCGCGGCCTGAGCGGCCGCCTGTGCGGCGCTGGTGTCGCCTCCGGACACCGCCCGCTCCAGCTCCTTCATCGCCTCGCCCAGCTTCTCCTGGTCCGTCAGCGGCGAAAGATCGCTGATCGACAGGCCGTACTGCATGGCCTTCTTGTCCTTGTCGATCTGCGCCTGCAGCTTGCCCATGTTGGTGGCACGCAGCGCCTCGATCTTGGCCAGGTCTTCCGCGCGGGCGCCGGACAAGCCAAGCGCCTTGGCGTAGTCATTGGCCGACTTCACCTGCTGGCGATACGTGCGCTCGATCGACAACGCCTGCGACTGGTACTGCGTCAGGTTGGCCGTCATCAGCTGCGTGCTCACATCTGCCATGAGGCTGGCGTAGTTGCCGAGCAGCCCGGTCACCTTCTCCACCTGCGTGGCCAGGTCCGTGCCGGCGACACTGGCCAGGTCCTGGAAGTAGTCGACCGCCTTGTTGACCTTGTCGACTTCCAGCCCATTCAGTGCCCGGCCCAGCTCATCGGCGTTGCCGACGGCAAGAGCGATCGACGCGCTCAGCGCGGTGAACACGTCCGACGCCTCGAAGTAGCCATCCAACTGGCCCCCGAACCCTGCAGCCCTGACCGCCTCGCTGTACAGCCGGTCGGTCATGTCTGCCAGATAGGCTTCCAGCTGGGCCTTGGCCTCGGTGGAATCTGCGGACAGCTGGAGTTTGCCCAGGTCCACGCGAACCGCGCCGAGCTGCGTGGTCAGGTCCACACCCAGCTGCTTGGCCAGGTCGGTCGCTGCCCCGCGCACCTGCCGCGCGGCCATGTCGAACGTGCGATCGATGCCCGGATCCAGCGCGCCGAACTGCGTCCACTTCTTGTCGCTGCGGAACAGGCCGCCCTTGGCCTTGATATCGGCATAGCTCTGGCCATCGAACCCGCCGAAGCCATAGCTACCGGTGATGCCCTGCCCCGTGACCTTGGGAGCCTGGCGGCCGAACAGCTTGGCGTGGATGCTAGAGCCGGAGAGGATCGATGCGACCTTGTCGTTGAAGCCGAGACCGCGGAACGTCTTGTCGGCCAGGCCCACAGCGCCGGCCGTTGCGATCTTGCCGGCCCAGCTCTCTCCGTTGGCGATGTTCCAGCCCTGATCGAACAACTGGGCGTTCTTCATCATGCCGGCCACGATCCAGCCGATGATCGGCACCGCCGCCGCCGCGGAGCTTGCCGCGCCCGCTGCGCCGGCGCCGGTGCCCGCACTGCCGCCGCCAATCAGCCCCGAGAAGCTGGAGCCGGTCATCCCTGCCATGCTGGTCACATCACCGAAGCCGTTAAGGGTCCCTGCCGCCGCGCCGGCCGAGCGCCCGAAGCCGAACAGGCCCTGACCCTTGGAAAGCAGGCCGGCCACGGTGCTCACATTCTGCCCGCCGGCCGCCGAGCCGTTGCCGCCCAAAACCCCCATCAAACTCTGAAGACTGAGCCCTCCGCCCTGCCCGCTGATTCCATTGAGGATCTGCGTCTGGATCGGGATCACCAGCTTCTGCTGCAGAAACTCGCGTGCCAGGTCGCGCAATCCGCGTTTGGCCGCGTCCTGCAGGTCATCCCACAGATTGTCGAAGTCGCGCATCCCCCCGGCCACGAAGTCGGCCATGGCATCGGCGGCATCGCCAACGCCGTAAACGAGCACGCTGGCCCACGCCTCCACGTTCGCGGCCGCTTCTTCCACGCGCAGCGAAAGATCGGCAGACGCACGCGCTGCGGCGAGCATGGCCTGCTCGTAGGCCTCGTAGGAAGCAACGCCCTTCCTGCGGGCCAACTCCTCCTTGCTGCCCGCCGCCTCCACGGCCTTCTGCAGCTCCTGCCGCATGTCGCGCTCGTTCATCATCTGCCGGCGCGACAGTTCTCGGGCACGACCCACCTTGCCGAGCATGGCCACCTCGGTGTCCATGGTCGCCAGCAGCGATTCCGGGCTGGCCAGGGCCTTCTTGATCTCAGCGCTGGACTGCTCCAGCGCCTTCTGCGACTCCAGGACCAGCGTGTTATACGCCGCCCGCTCGATGCGCCCTTCCTTCACCGCCTCCTTCAGCTTGTCCTCGAGCTGCTTCTGTCGCTCGGTGGCCTCAGCCAGTGGGCCAGCCATGGTCGCGGCCGCCATCGCCGCCTGCTCGTTGTAGCGCTTGATCGCTTCCGCGTCTGCCTTGCGATCCTTGGCGCCTGCGCGTTCAGCGGCCGCCGACGCTTTGCGCGACTCCGTGAAGTTCTTCTGCGCAGCGGCCAGCTCCGTCTGCAGCCGGATGTACTGCGCGCCCTGCTCGATGTACTGCCTGACCTTGGGGTCATCGCGCTTGGAGAAGTCGACGCCGCTGGCCTGGGCCTCCTTGAACCAATCGCCCACGTCCAGCTTTGCCACCTCTGCGGCGCTCTTACCAACGCGTGCGAGCTGGCCAGGCAGCGACTGCATCGCCGAGGCAATCCGCTTCCCGGCAGCGCCGGCCGAGTCCCCCAATGCGTTGAACGAACCCGACAGAGCATCGGTTGCAGTCGTTGCTTGGTTCGTAGCTCCCGTGAATGCCGTCAACAGACGGTTCTGCTGTTCATAGCTCTGAGCCAAGGATGCAGCGGAAGCCGTCTGTTCAGTGAACTTGTCAGCGATGCGCTTGGCAGCCGGAGCGCCTTCAAGAAGCTGCGTATTTGCAGCAGCAAGCGATGCGCTGAACTGGTCCGCAGTAATCTTCCCTGCCTGAAACTCTGCTCGAAGCTGCCCAACTTCTTGGACGTAGAGCTTGAAACGCGGACCGCCAATCTCCGTGCTGGACACGGCCACCATCTGATTTACAGCAGCGTTTAGCTCGTCATAGCCCTTGGACATTTCCTTCTGTAGCCGCAGAATTTCACCGGCCTGTATCTGGGCATTAAGGGTCTTGAACTTCTCAATTGCCGTGTCGGCCGCGCCACTAAAGTCGATCAACGCAGCCGATGCCGTTTTGGTGTTGTCGCGGAAAATCAACCAACCGGCAGCTGCGGTTGCCAGCATCGTGATGATGCCGGACGGACCACCCAACATGGCGAGCGTCGAGGCACCCGCGCGAGCAACCCATCCGGCATTTGCAGCTGCAGCCTGCGTTTGCGCCTGAGCCAGCAGCAGGGTCGCCTGCCGGTGCTCCAGGGTCGCTGCGGCGGCCTTGCTGCTCACCGATACGCTACCGCCGATTGCAGCCGCGCGGCGTACCTCCGCCTCCGCATCGAGCATCGCGGCGCGGGTCCGTAGCTCGAGCTGCTGCGCAGCAGCCAGATTCTGCGCCGCAGCAGCCCGATCAGCCGCCATTCCTGCGTTGGCAGCAGCGACCCGCGCCAGGAGGGCTTTCAGCAGGGGACCCGAAGCGACCGCAGCTCCAGCGACCGCTACCGATTCCAGATTGCTACCGAGGGCGCCGATGCCAGCTGCAAGCAACTTGGATGCGCCTGTCGCCTCGTCGGCACGGCCGATCATGACCTGGAGGTTGTTGTTGAACAGCGTCATTGCCTGCCCAACGGTGGAATCCATCTTGCCGAACGCGTCGTCCACCGCACCAGCCTGGTTCTGCAGGGCGTTGATCACCTGTTCTGATGACAGCTTGCCCGCTGCACCCAGTTCACGCAGCTTCCCGATGGGGACGTTCAAGCCCTTGGCGATGGCCTGGGCCAAGGCCGGCGCTTGCTCGAGTACCGAGTTCAGCTCTTCACCACGAAGCGTGCCCGAAGCAAACGCCTGACCCAGCTGCACAAGCGCAGCATCGGCGCCAGCGGCGGACGTGCCGCTGATCACCATCGTCTTGCTGATAGTCTCAACAACGCGCGCCAGGTCACTTCCAGACAGACCGAGCGCCTCCTGGTTCATGGCGATACGCTGGTACAGCTCCGCAGTGGCGCCCAGAGGCTGTCGAGCAGCACCGGCGATCCGGATCACGTCAGCCTGCGCGGCGGCAAACTGCGCCTGCCCCTGGGTGACCAAGCGCAACCGGTTGTTGAGGTTCGTCCATTCGTCGGCCTTGCCAACTGCGGCTTTGACGGCCACCAGGGCAGAGGTAAGGCCCACAGCTTCGAACGCAACGCGACGAAATCCGGCCGCAACCTCATCGGCTCCGCGCCTGGCGGCATCCGACATGGACGATTGAATAGCTGCCATATCGCGCTGAACAACGCGCGCGGCCTTTCCGCTGTCGCGCTCGAACGAGCCCGACTTCAGCAGCAGGTCAACGGTAAGGGTGTAAAGGCTCATCGCGCTTCCAAAAAAAAGCCCGCACAGGGCGGGCTTTGAGGCTTATGGAGGGGAGTTTCAGCGAATCGGGATCTCCGATCCGTTGATGGTCATATCTGTCACGGTCCCCGTAGCGTTGGTGATGCAGGACGCAGAAGCTGGCTTCGCGGAGCCGTCGGTTGTAGGTAGAACCAGGCCAGATCCTAATGGCCAGGCGAAGTAATGCTCGCCCGCCGAACCCATGTCTTTCACGAAGGGGACCTTGGCGCTCCTCGGGTCCGCTGATGCAGCCTGAATCGCGCTCATGCAGTTCAGCAGGGCCTGTTTCGCACCGTCGTCCTTTGCAGTCGTGCAACCCACTACCGTCAATAGCAGCAGTGCCGACGCGCACCTGATTGCATGTTTCATAGAACCTCCCGAATTATGTCGGGATCATGCCAGCTACGCAGGGATTTCCTCAAATTCCATGTATCCCGAGAAGTACTGCCGACTGATGTTCTCGGCACTCGGTAGCTGGATCGGAAAGCCATAGAGCGCCGAGCGCGCCGCCAGCAGCGGGTCGAACGCCTTCGTGAGCATGTCCCGGAATTGGGGCACCACACAGGAGCGCCGCCGGCCCGCCAGTGCGGCTCCGATCGTCTCCCAATCCATCCCGCCGAGGCCGTTACCACGCACAACCGGCGTGGAGCGTCCGGACAGCGTGCAGGTCAGCCGCCGGTACAACCGGCCTGGCACGGTATTGACCTGGCCACCCTTAGTCCGCGTGTGGGTGCTAGCGTCGATCGTGGCCACGGCCCAGCCGTCGCTGATACCAACGTCCACCGCCCGGAAGATCGCGATCTCGCCGACGTCCACATTCGTGGCCGTGGTTGCGATCTCAACCGACACCGTCGATACGAGCGCCGCCGACTGGGGGAACAGCCAGGCGCAAACACTGCCGTCGGGCAGTCGGACCGTCGTGCCGCTGGTGCCGACCGCGCTCACCTGCACGCCGGGCGGGATGTTGAGGCCGAGAATCGCAATGATTGCCGGGGCGACGGCATCGGCCAGGGTGATCGTGATCGCCAGCTCCCCGGTGCGCCGGATACGCGACGCGCGCCCCGGCTTTCCGTCAAAGAGCGCCGAGCCCTGGTCTGCTGTCAGCCACGTCCCACCGGTGAGGGTCACAGTCGTGACTGCCGGCATCCCATATCCAATCAACACGTCATCATCCCCACACCGTCAGCACCACGTCCCCCGTGGCAGGGTTGCGCTCAACTCGGCGCACCAGCACCGGCTTGCCGTCTGCCAGCCCATACCGGCTGTAGGTGAGCCGGCCGACCTGACCTGGCAGCGGCGCCAGATCCTGATCACCACGCACCGTCAGCTGGTAGAAGTAGCGTTGCACCCGGTACATGCCCAAGATTCGATCGATCTCCGCCTGCGCGTCGCTGGCGTGCCAGAACAACGAGATGACAGGGTCAGCAACTTCCGCCCGCTGGTAGTGGGCATGCAGCGGGCCGGCCCCGTACACCTGCCCACGGTAGAGGCCGGTCAGCTCATCACGGCGCGCCTGCGGCACCTCGACCACGTCGGTGACGAGATCCGATGCGGCCAGCGCCTGGGCGTTCGGGCGGTAGGCCATTCGCCGGGTCAGGTTCGGAGCATCATCGGGCACCATGACCAGGTCAGCCGCGAGGTCGTGTGCCTCGGACAGATCAAAGGCGAACGGCCCTGCGTGGGATTCGGGCGCGATCACGCGAACAAAGCGCAGCACGCCGGCCGGATCTTGGTAGCACCCCGCGCCGTAGCTTGGCAGGAGAGCGTTCAACGCCGCGCGCCCGGTGATCGCCGCGCCCGCGTAATAGCCGATACCCATGTAGCCCGTGGCCTGATCGATCGCCACACAGTCGCTGGCCGACCACGCCTCGCGGCCCAGCCGCGCCATCACGTCGCCTACCGCCTGCTCCAGACGGGCGGGCATCATGCCAGCGCCAACACTGGAAGCATCCACGACCACAGGCGTCACCGGTGGTGACTTCAGCAGCACCTGTTGCCCGTCTGGCGCCTCGCTGTAGGTGCCGGCCTCCATCAGGTCGCCGCGGTCCATAACGGCGTCGACGTAGACCCGTCCATCAGCCACGAACATTGAGGTGGCGTCGGAGTTGGCCCCCATCGCCGGAATGCTGGCCACTGCCCCGATCACCACGGGCTGCGGCTTCCATGCCAAGGAGGCGATGTTCGGCAGGAACACGCCCCGGTTGAGCGTCTCGTCAAGGTAGTCGTGCGCGTCGCGCAGATGCAGGGTCTTGGTGCCGTCGTCGTTGATCTCGATCTGCTCGATGGCGCAACGGAATGCCGGCACGGCGTCGACGCGCATGCCGCTCTCGGCCGCCAGCAGAATCTGCACCGAACTGCCGGACGCGCCAGCGCCCACCAAGGTGTCCAGTACGCCGTCTGCATCGGCCACCACGCATTCCGCGGCAGCCGCCTGGGAAACCGGATCGCCTCCCCACGGCCAGAATGCCAGCTCCTGGATCAGGCTGACCCCTTCTGCCACCAACCCCTCATAGCGGAGATTGGCCGGGCTGTCGCCCGGGGCCGATAGCCAATCTACATCAGCCAAGCGCATTGGACTGGCGGCCAAGGTGGGGAGCCGCCAACCGGATGCGGCTGCGTCGCTTCGCGGCCCCCACTGCCCTGCATTGACCGCAAGGCACAGCCCACCGGCCTTGGTGGCGGCCAGTGACGCAGCGAAGAACAGCGGCCCGGACAGCTGCAGCTCGCGCGCCAGGACCTGCGTGCCGTTGAGGTACAGGCGAATCTGGCGTTGCGCCCCGAGGACAACTTGCAGCCCGACAATGTCACCGTGCACCACTGCGGGAAGATCCGTGGCGATCGCGCCGCCTGCCTGCAGGAGCCGCCCGGCCGCGAGATCCCATCCGATGCTGGCAAGGTCGACACCCAGCGCCTTGTTCAGCGCTGCCGCCGCTGTGGCGAAGCCTACCAGGGCGGTAACAGCGTCATCACCCCACACGGCAAACTCCACTCCCACCGTGCCGGCGTTGAGGCTGAAGTCAGAGCGCGCGTGACTGGCCAGGGCAGTGGCGCCGGTGGTGGCCAGGGTGAGCCCGCCATCTCGCGCGGCGAGCAGCGGGCCAATGGGCGTGGCGGCGAAGCGCCCGAAAGTGTCGGTCATGGCTATCCCAGTCGATCGAACCAGTCCTGTGCCTCGTCCTCCTCGGAACGTGGAACAAGTGTGTCCAGGTACTCCTGAAAGGAGCGCTTGGTGCCGCCTTGGCTGTGCGAGGCGGTGATGTACGCGGCGAAGGCAGCGGGCTTGATGTGCAGGCTTACGGGGTCGATGGGGTTCCGCTTATGGAACTCCCACCATTCCAGGAACTCCCGCCGCGACATGCTCGCCTGCAGCTCCGACACCGTGCGATGCAGGTGGCCGGCGAGAACCTTCCAGAACCAGTCCTCGCCGCGCTGCCTTAGCCGTTTCCCGCGTCGGCCTGTGCCTGGGCAGCGTCGTCACCGAAACCGGAGTGCTTCATGGCCACGCGCTGCAGCTCAGCAGCCACCAGCGGTTTGAGCTGGGCGGCCTGTTCCACGTTCATGACGGGCTTGCCGTCCTCGTCGCAGATGGTTGCCGCGATCAGCTTGGCGCGGTCGCCTTCACCCCACAGCTTGCGGAACTCCGCATCCGGCAGCTCGCGCACGTGGAACTGTGCTTTGGCTCCATTGGGCAGGGTAATGGTGTCGGCATGCACGTCCTTGGACGCGAACATGCCCAGGTTGGTGAATGACTGCAGGACGCTCAGGGGCTGCTGCGGCTGGGTTTGGGGGGGGGCGTTGGTCTTGCTCAT